GTTGTTCTAAAATTCTCCACAAATGCGACTTTGAAAAAGAAGACCACGACTTATACTTTTACAATCCAAAGGTTAGCAAGAGTGAAAGAAATGTAGGGTGTGATGGAAAGTCAAATCATCCAACATTAAAACCAATTAAACTTAATGAAAGAATACTAAAACTATTCAAAACACCTAATGATGATAGAATACTATACCCATTTGCGGGTGCTGGTAGCGAGATAATAGGTGGTATTAAGGCAGGATTTACTAATTGGGCAGGTTGCGAACTTAACCCTGAATATGTAGAGATTGCTAATGCTAGAATTGATTATTGGTCTAAACAAATAGAAGAAGAAAAGAAAAAACAAAAACAAGTAAGTTTTTTTGAGGAGGATTAAATGGGGCTAAACAATCGAAAAATTAATCGAAAGGAGGGGGATATGATCACATCAGATAAAATGTTCAGCGATTTAGGCTTTGAAAAGCAAGTGTTTGAAGATAACGTTGAATATGTCAGGCACGGAACTTTCACAATGACATCAATAGTATTCTGGGACGGCGAGTTTTATAACGCAAAGAAATATGATGTAAAAACGCATGAAGCACTAATACTAGATATCGACAAAGAATTACATGACGCAATAAGTAAAAAACTTGAAGAATTGAACTGGTAAGGGTATTTAAATAGCAATATTTAAAAAAAAGAAAAGGGGAATTAATATGTACTACAAATTAAAAGTAAATGGCTACACTGTGCACTACGAAATGAATGGCAAAACAACAATTCACTACTCAATGAATAATTGCAGGGTGGTTGACTTGCCGAAGGGGTTGACTAAAGAGCAGATTGAAGATAAATTAAAAAGTGGGGGGTATGTATGAATAAAAATAGAAAAGGAGGGCAAAGTAAATGTGTGATACTTTTAAACAAATACAAGCAACAATCGAAAAAGGCAAAGACGGCAAAGAATATTTAGTCGTGAAGGAAAAGAAAGATGAAAAATCAAATAGTTGATAGAACTCTTAGGGTAATATTAGCGTTGGCAATCCTGCTATTAGGAGTGGGGGTTGTCGCGCTTATATTTTATTATTTAGGGGTATTCGATCAATTCATAAATATCCAGGAATTCGGTTCAAGTTGGTATGGTCATGTAATGTATTTTACTTCGTATATTTTTGTTAAGCTATCAATGATATTACCACTCGGCCCAGTAGTTATAGCTTTTAATCAGGTAGCACCAGACTGGAGCACAATAGTTGTCGGCTCTTTGGCGGAAATTGTCGGCGGGGTATTGTTATATTTGCTTGGCAGATACGCAGGAAAGAATCTTATCGAATGGGTTGCTGGCAAAAAAGCCCTGGACAAATACAAAGAAAAAATGAACGCGGCGAAATACACTATATTTTTATTATTATTATTTCCGTTCGCACCGAATCAAATTGTGATGATCTTATGCGGGTCTGGTAAAATGAAATGGCGCACTTACTTTCCGATAATTGCAATAGCTCAACCGATAGGCGTGGCAACAACAGTTTACGGATTCAAGACATTGGCGTTATTACAGCCGTTATGGTTGTTTATTCCGCTGTCATTTGGTATAATAGTAACAGTAATGTATTTGTCTTTTAGGTATCAAAATCAAATTGACAACTTTGTAAAAACAAAGATTTTAAGGGAATAAACTACACTAAAAAAGGGGAAAAATGTTTCAACTAATAAAAGTTATAACAGCACTACGAGAATATGACATGAGTATAAGTTTTGATACATACGATTTAATGTATGCTTGGGCAAAATTACACTATCCAAGCTTAACGGCTTTGAGATATAATAAAAGATAAAAGGAGGAAATCATGAAAGTCTATTTATACAATACGAAAGAAGCAAAAGCAAGGTTCGTGTTAACTTTGGTAAAGCGCGGAATAAAATACCGAACACACACAGCCAGAATTGAGAGTTATAGAAGAGAGGAAGCTATAACTGAAGCACTTCAAATAATGCAAAAGTTTTTGGCGGACAAGGAAGTGGGCGAGAGGACATGGAAGAAACCACATCCAGTTGGCAATTTAATAAAGTACAATTAATAGTTGAATATAGTAGAACATATGTGCTATAATACAAACGACAGCAAATAAGAGTTCCTCCTTTTAATAAGCTGTCTGGGGCGGGTAAAACCGCCTCTATATCAAAGCAAAGGTTTGGGTCAGTTCGATTCTGACGACTTTGACGATTGGAGGAGATATGGAAAAGAATAAAGGTGGTCGTCCTAGAAAAGAGATAGATTATGAGACAGTAGAGAAGTTGTCTTCTTTGTTTTGCACACAAAAAGAGATAGCTTCTTTTTTAGATTTGTCTTTGCGAAAGTTGCAGAATGATGAAAAGTTTATGCACATTTATAAAAGAGGACAGGACAATGCTAAAATTAGTTTAAGGCGATATCAGTTTAAGAGTGCGGAGAAAGGCAATGTCACTATGCAGATATGGTTAGGTAAACAATATTTAGACCAAAAAGAGCCGACAGTGTTAGAGCATAAGGCGCAAGGTGAAGGAATAAACATCAAGATAGTAGATGATATAAAGGGGTCTGATGGAAACGATAAAAATCAGTGATAACATTAGTCCAGTTTTTTATAATTACTGGCGCAAGTTTGATAGTTCTATTTACAACGTAACAGTTGGCGGTAGGCGTGGTTTTAAGTCTACTACTAACGCATTAAAGATTGCGAAAAAGTTGATAGAGTTCCCCAATACAGATGCAATAGTTTTTAGAGAGCATTTCAAAGACCATAAGCGAACGACTTATAGGCAATTGATAGAAGCATTTGCCATGTTGGGTGTTAAATTGAAGCCGGGCATTAATTATCCGAAAGGCAACGACATATACATCCAGCTGTGGAATGGTTCAAGGGTTGAGTTTTTTGGCGATGTTAGTACGAACTTCGAAAACCTGAAAGGAATAAAATCCAGCCCTTCTAATAAGACGAGATTGTTGTGGTTTTTTGAAATTAGTCAGATAAGGGACGAGATGCCGATAAATCAGTTGGTAGCCTCTTATTTAACAGAAGCAAGCGATGAAAACTTCCAGATGGTGTTCGAATGGAACCCGCCTCAAAACAAGAATCATTGGATATGGGAGTGGGAGCAAAAGATTCGCGAGCGTGATAATCTCAACTACTTGTTTGTCAATTATGTAGATCATCCGCAAGAGTTGTTGGAGAAATGGTTAGGCAAATTGTTTTTGCAGGAAATGGAAAACTTAAAGGAAATCGATGAAGACACTTATAACCATGTTTATTTGGGTCAGTCGGTCACGAGTAGCGGGAGAATATACAAAAAGTTTGAAAGAGAACATCACACAGTCAAATCAGTTGATACTTCTCAATACCAAAACATGTTGTCTGCTGGAGTCGATACGGGGTTTTCGGACAAGTGGGCGGTTGAAGTTTTGATGATTAGTAAAAAATACGATGAGATATATGTGGCTGAAGAGTTAGTGTTTGATCATCAAGGTCGAAAAGAGTTGAATTCACTTGAGGGCGTAAAGAAAGGCGTTAGCGTTGACCCGGAAACGGCAGTAATTAAAACGATTGACTTTTTGCAGAAAGTGAGAGATAAATATAGTAGGAACATAATAGTCAAGGTTGATGGCAAGCAGTCCAAGATGATGTTTGATAGTTACTTGATGAAACACAATGTTAAGGGAATAATAATCGTTGACTTGAATAAGCACAAGAAACTGGATGAGTCGGAGACTGCTATTGAAGAGAGAATAAACTTTGGTATAATAGCAATAAACTCTAACAGATTAAAGGTTAACGAAAAATGCAAAGACCTAATAATAGCATTTGAAGAGGCACACAGAGGCAAGAATGGAAACAGGAAAGATGACAATTCAACCACATGGAACGACTCGTTGGACGCTTTCGAGTATGCGTTCTTGGATTGGATTAAAACAGCACAAAATGTTATGATAAGGCAAGGAGTGAGTAAATGATACAAAAAGAAGTAGCCAATTTTATGAAACAAACAAAAGGCGATGGTTATAATGTAGTTGTTGGAACACACTTTGACCAGGTGCGAAAATGGTTAAGCTGGTTCAGGGGCAATGTCCAGGACTTTCATTATTATGATATTGTCGGACTGAACAACAAGATAACCAAGCGTGAAAAAAAGACGCTAAACATGGCAAAGACTGTATGTGAAGACACTTCATCGTTGGAGGTTGGAGAAGATACTAGCGTCAATGTTGATAGAGAGGACTGGAATAACCACTTGCAGGAGGTGTTGCGAAACAATTCGTTTGAAACAGAGTTTAAACAGCACCTGGAATTAAGCAAGGGCTTGGGCGACGCTTTTATGATTGAATATATATCAAAGGGCAGGACTTATATTGATTTTGTAAATCCGCAAAAGGCTGTTATCACAAAGGCGGAAAACGGAAGAGTTTTTGGAATCACTACCATAACAGAACATACTATGAAAAAGTCTAATGGCAAGAAGGTTACTATATGGCACTTGCAAATACATGACTTTGATAGGGAAAAAGGATATTCAATAGAGCATAGAGCATTTCAGACCGAGAATAAAGCTTATTTAGGCAAGAACAATGAAATCAACGCTGTTGCTGTAATAGGCGAAGAGTTGGCGAAAAGTTTGTGGACTGGCGAGATGAATGCTAATGGTCAGCCGATATACCGTAGAGAAATGGACGATGCATTTGTACCGATGTTTCAAAGACTTTATCCGAATATTAAAAATAACTACAACATTGATAGTGTTTATGGTTTGAGTATATATGCTAATGCTATTGATACTTTAAAGGCGATTGATAACAAGTATGATGCTTATGACTTGGAATTCACCAATGGCAGGAGTAGGTTATTCGTTGATAGTTCACTAACAGAACAATACACTGAGCAATTAAAACAAGATGGCGAGTATGTAACCTACACAAAGTTTAGGGGCGATAATGATGTGTTTGTATCTTTGCCTGAACTTGGTGCAAATGGGAATAAGAATATGGTAGAGTTTTCACCTGAATTAAGGGAAGAACAGATATCCAATGGAATCAATAACGAGTTGAGTTTTCTGGGGACAAAGGTTGGACTTGGTAAAAATCACTATGAGTTTAAAAGCGGAGTAGTTGCTAATACTGCAACAGAAGTGAAATCGCAAGATAACCAAAAATGGCAGCGAATAAAGGCGGATAGAAAGATAACCGAAAGAGCGTTGAAAGACATGGCAAGGGCTATACTATATCTGGGCTGGAAAAATGGAGATATTAGTGGGTCTCATAGCGAAATAGCAAAAGTTGACCCAGTAGTTCATTTTGATGATAGTGTAGCAATCGACCAGCAAAGCAAAATAGATCATGCCAAAGAGATGTACCAACTAGGGGCTTATTCTTTAACCAAATTACTTATAGCTGATGGTTTTAGTAAAGAAGAAGCAAAAGAAATGATTGAAGAGCGAAAAAAAGAGCAGGATGATGAAGAGAATGTTATTTTTGGAGATGTAGAAGATGGCGAGCAGGGAATATAAGAATCAATGGCTGGAGAACTTCCAGAACAAGCTGGAGGGTTTGATAGCGGAAAAGATAATTCCACAAGATACTGACTCAATGAATAAGGCGATTGATGAGATTGTTTCAAGGCACCAGTCGAGAGATTTAGGAATCAGACAAATGCGAGCAATTTTAGAAAAGTACGATATACCTGATAGACTTTATCAAATGGCGGCAAATGCTACATTGCTTGCTAGTGCTATTGAAATAGGTTTTGAAAATAGGGAGAACTTGACCGATAGTCAAAAGAAATCAATACAACCTGTTATGAAACTTGCGCAAAGAAGCCCGGGCAAATCTGCTGAAACTGTTGTAAGAGTAGCGGAGAAAGAAGACAAAGCACCAGATTGGACTAACGATGCATTAATTTACTTGGCGGCTGCTAATTCAAAGCGAACACGCTCAAAGTATATTAAAGATTTAAAAAAGAGTAAGCAGTTTAATAGGCGAACAGTTGCAAGACAAATTAGGCGCGATGTTAAAAACCGAAGAAAACAACTCAAAAAAGCCGAGCAAATGCAGGTTGCTGAAAGCATTAAAAAAAAGTGGCGCACAAGACAGCAGTTAGTAGTTGAGGGAAGAAAAAAAACCGGGATGCTAACCGAAAGTTATTCAAGGCGATATATTGAGAGTGAAGTGCACAATCAGACCGAAGCAGTAAAAGCAACAGACGCATCAGTTCGTGGGATTAAATATAAGCAGTGGATTACGCAAGCGGATGAAAAAGTAAGACAAACACATAGACTACTGCATAACCAAACTATTGGCGTTAATGACAAGTTCAATGTTGGCGGAGTTGAAGCAAGTTATCCAGGAGACTCGAGTTTGCCAATAGGCGAGAAAATCAATTGTAGATGTAAACTAACTTATAAAAACAATCTTTTTTAAATGGGTTGACAAAGTTAGAAAATATGTTCTACAATTATAATAGAAGCGGCACAGCGCTCAATCTGTGGAATAAGGCGGCTATGCGCCGAGACAATGCATAGGTTAAAAGTGGCTCACACTTAAAGGAGGGTAGAAGATGAAGGTTAAAGAAATTAAAGAGATCTATGATAACTTGACAGGCGAAGACAAGGAGTTCGACGCTGATAAGTTTGCGGAAAAGGTTTCTGAAAAGTCTAACAAATTCATCAATGACAATGTTGCTAAAGAAAAAGTAGATAAAGAGCAAATTGTCGAGGAGTTTCTGAAAGAGAACAATTTTGAAGGCAAAAAACAGTTTGAGGACTGGAAAAAAGAGCAGTCGCAAAAGGTAGAAGAATTAGAAGGTAAGCTTAACGAGTACGATGAAAAAGTTAAGGACTATGATTCGAAGTTATCTAATGCGGAAAAAGAAAAAATGCTTTATAGCGAAGGTGTTAAAGATGCTAAAAGACAAACCTTATTGAAAACGTTGTATGAACAGCGTGAAGATGAGAAAATGGAATTTGGCGATTTTGTAAAACAAGAATTAGAAAATGACCCATCGCTTTATAAAAAGACCCAAACTGAAACAGCTGTAAAAACTAAAGGAACTCCTGAAAGCGAAAATGTCCCTGAATGGGAAAGGCGCTTAAATGAAAAGCACAATTTAGATAAATAAGGAGTATTAAATTATGGCAAATGAAGTAAAAGCACCTGGTGGAACACATGAATTGAGAACCAGGTACGCTCAAACGATAGTAAAATTAATAAGAAAGAAGAACGTCCTGAGAGAAAATCACTCGGGCAGAGACTATGAAGGAGACCCAAGAGCGGGCTCAATAAAAATACCAGTTAGAAATACAGAAGTAGAAGTACAAAACTACAATGTTGCAACTGGTGCTGATTTAAAACAATCTGAAACAACTTACAAGCAAGTATTAGTTGATAGACATAAAGCGATTAATGAGTTGATTGATGGTTATGAGGCGGCTGCAGTACCTGACAATATAGTGGCACAAAGACTAGAATCTGGTGCATTCTCTATTGCTAGACAGTTAGAGTTGGACTTTATAAACAAAATGGTATCTGGAGGAAGCATCTATAACAATTATGATGAGTTGACTGATGAGACAGCATATTCAACTATTTCAAAGATGGTTGGAGAGATGTCTGAAAAAGGTTTCTCAAAAGATCAATTAAGAATCGTAGTAACTTCTGGCGTTGAAGGAATGTTACTTGAAGATAAAAAATACATAAACACTTCATCTAACTTCGGCAGTGAAAGAGTGCAAGAAGGTGTGGTTGGAAAATTAAGAGGTGTAGACGTGTTGATATCTGATAACCTACCAGATGACAAAGAAGCAATAGTATACTCGCCTGACTTTGTTCAAACAGGACAAGAGTTTATGGTTGAGCCAGCAATTAATCAAATAATGAATGGTGAACATATTGGCGCAAGTGTATTACAAGGTAGAATGGTTTACTGGAACGAAGTAACTAATTCTGAAGGGGTTCTAATAAAGAGCTCTAAAGAGATTGGAGACTTGACAGTTGCATCTACTGAAGGCGATTCTGAAGGCGAAACAAACATATCAATCAGCCCGGAGAAAGAGGATGAAAATAACGTATACTACTACAAGATAGAAGAGAATGAAGGCGACTTACCGGAAGTAGAATATGGAACTGATGTATCTTCTTGGGACAAGTTGGAGACTTTGGACAATAAAGATGTTGGTGCTGCAAAAGATGGTCACTACATAAAAGTAGTTGAAGCATCTGAAAACGGCAAAAAGGCATTTAAGAAAGGTACAACTCAACTTGATGTAAACGAAGGCTAAAAATAACACAATAGGGGGCTTCGGCTCCCTTTATGTCTTTAATAGAAATTGGCAGGTGCAAATCCTGTAGGAGGCACGAATGAAAAAATATAAGTTATTAACACAACCTTTCACTGATAAAAAAATGGAATGGGACTCTGATGAGAAGTTGTATGTATTGAATCAAGATTACTTCTTTAAACGAACAGGCATACCATTGACCGATTTACTTGGCGAACAAAACCAAGTTGATGCTTTTTTATTGTCAATTAGTCATAGGTTGTATAATATCGTTTATAGTTTTGCTAATCCCGAATGCAGAGAACACAATGTTAGGGTGAAAAAATACATAATGGATAGAAACCACGACAAGAGGGATGACATTGCTAATGCGCTAGTTAGTTTTGCCAGAGCCGCAATGGATACTGATGTTGATAGAGTAGGGGATGAGTGGAAACTAGATATGCGACAGCAGACGATTAGAGAAGCAAACGAAATGGATTTACCGCTTGATACAAAAAGAACACTGGAAGCATCAGGGTTATTGTTCAAAGGAAGATACGGATTTGAGGTGGAAGAATGAGAGTAGGCGCAAAGGGCGTTTATAGGCGCTATGGTAAATTATTCAAGTTAGTTGAGCAGGACAAATACGAGCCTGTTTATAAAGAAAATCATATCACTTTTAGATTTAAGTATGTTGAAGGTAGCGGGATGAGCAAAAAAGAGTACAAGCTGTTTGAAAATTGGATAATGCAATCTGGCAATGCGGTTATAGAAACAAATTCAATAGAAAAGTTCGACAAAGGCGATGTTTTGGAACTAGATGGCGAAGAATATAAAGTATCACGAGTAGACACACACCCTTATAATTCATTAAATGGTAGAAAAAGAATAGTAAACAAAAGGCAGGTTATATATTGTGATTAAATTAATGAACGAAAGTTTAACAATTGCAAGAGATATGACACCGGAAGACTCTGGGAACTTGGCGCGAAATTCTTTAAGGGCGCAAAAGACCAAAGATGGTTTTAAGCTAATGTATCAATACGCCGCTGCTGACTATGTGCATTATTTGAATGATGGAACGAAACACTCACAAAAACACGTAGGTTTTGTTGATAGAGTAGCGAAACAAGTGGCAAGTTATGTGAATATGAATAGAAATGGGCAGAGAGAAAATTTAGCGGCTGCTAATAAACGATTGGCACAAAACCCGCCTAACGATAGAAGACAGCGAACACTGATGGCATCACTAAAAAGAAATGTGCGAGGTATGAGATGAGAAAGTTAATAGATATAATACATGAATTGTTGCCCGAAGAGTTTTCGAAGGGTGATTTAATAAGAGAAGGTGTTACTAATGATGGCCTTAACAATTTCAATTTTGTTACGGAAGACCCTGATAATAAGTTTGGTACAGTTAATAAAGACTTTGTGCCGACTTCTTATTTAATAGGAGCAGGAACAGTTCAGCCGAACATAGGGCTGTTTCACGAAGATGGTACAATCTCGGTTAGTTTCGCGATACCTTTTGACTCGAAGTTAGAAGAAAGATATTCGGTATTAGAAAACTTTAAGCGCCAAGTGGCGGGTATGTTTGGTAAGTTCGATCAATATAAATTCATATTAAACTCTAGTCCGATAAATCCTGTTGGCAACCAGATAGTTAATAGTGTTAGGGTTGTAATGTTTGAGATGCAGATATTTTATCAGACAACCGATAAAGGGACTTTTGGGAATTTTAGAGAGTATGAGGTTAGGCCTTATTTTAGCGAAGAACTTTTAGCAACCGAACAACTGTCAGAGCCTCCAGTAGAAATGGAAGAACCGGCAACTACTGATATATTAGTGTATGAATATGACTCTGAAATTGATGGATATATAGTTACATCTGATAGTGATAAAACACAGCTTACCAATGGGATACTATCAATACCATCTACTTATGATGATGGGGTAAACGGCGAAAAACCAGTAAAGATATTTGATGGGCAGTTTCATCAAGTAAAATCCAATAACCCAGATGCCCCAAATTATAATAACCCTTATATCGACACACTTTATATGAATGATAATTTAGAAGAGTTCAATTATGGTGTTTTTATTAATGAAATTACAAAAGAAAAATTGAGAATAAGTAAAAATCTCACAACATTACCAGATTCATTTTTAGCTAACAATCAAATAAGTGGAAAATATGTATTGCCTGATCACATAAAAGTTTTGGGTGCTTATGCATTTTCAAACTCAAGTTCCACCGAACAATATGGATGGCCTAAAAATGATATAACCACATTTATAATGGGAAAACATTTAACTGATATCGGTGGTAGATTCTTAATGAATAATGAAAACATAAATGAGATAGTAATTTTTAATGAAACACCTCCTAATCCTTTAGCGGGGGCAGGAGAACCTTTGTCAGACACCAATATTAATACTATACATGTCCCTAAAAATGCTATAACAGACTATGAGAACGCTTCCATATGGAGCGAGTATGAAATAAAACCATTGTTAGAAGCAAAAGGATATAGTTTATTGAGTAATTTAGTAAAAGAAATGGATTATACGGATGAAGAAAAAGAAGACATTATATACAGGATAGAATATAATAAAGAGTTTACTGAAGAAGAGCTTGACGACATAAAATTAAAGGTTTTGGAGTTGTCGTTTGAACCGATCGTTAGATTACAAAGTGCAGGAAACAAAGCGACTGAAATTATTAGCAGGCAAATTATAGGAACAAACGAAGCCAAAGCGCTAAAAGGTCATTCTGTTCAAGGTATAGAATTAAGTTTTTATTATCAAAAAGACAGTTTTTTAGCGAAAGACATAAAGGCGTCTCAAAGAGGCGAAGATCCATACAACAACATTTATATACTAAGACTAAAAGAAGAGGATGAGGTCGTGTATGAAAGGCCAGTTTTGTTAGAAACTTTTACAATATTAGACAATCAGGGTGACACTATATCTGTTAATGCGACATTTAGAATTGCGGATGATATACTTGTTGAAAGAGAACAAGAACGTTTTGAAGGGGAGGAATAGAATGAACCGCAACATTGAAATTCATGTAAGAACAGACACTCCTGATAAGAAAACACAGGTGCAACAAGATAACGATGCGCCGACCAAACATCCTCCAGAAAATCAAAATGTTATTAAAAACGCTAGGATGTTAAGCGCTGCAGGTCTTGCGATTGGTAAAAGGGCGGCTATGGATTATAGCAGCAGAATTGGTGACAGGACAGGACAGCGGGGTAGGCAGCAAAGAATAAGCAATGCTATGAACGTTGCTAGTACATTGACTAACTTGGCTATAGGTGCTAAATTTGGCATTGTCGGATTTGGAATTGCGGCTGGTTATGAAACATATAATGCAATAACAAGAAATATAGACATTGATAGAGATAGGTCGCAAGAAGAGGTGCGAAGAAATTATTATAGAGACTATGCTATTATGGTTAATAGAAGTGGCAGGACGGGAGGTGCATTGTGAAAATTAATATTATTGAAGAGATATCAAGAGGCGTGACTAATGATATACAAGTAGATGGAGAGTTCACAAAAGTTAATGATTCGGCGAATGAAAATATGGACACGCAAGAGTTTGTTTATAAGTCAAGCGACAGGAATGCGCCTAGATTATGGTCAAGGGTCGCGATTGAAAATGAACCATACAATTGGATGGTTATACAAACAAACCCTACTTTAATAGACAAAGAGAATGAAATATATGAGCATAGAGTAATTATTGGAGAGTTGAACCATTATTTAATTAAAATACTTATGCCTAATTTATCATTTAACCAATTTCTAGGCGGAGATGGTGTTGATCAGTTTGAAAACTTGTATGAAGTTGTTGCTAGAATAAATCGCCTTGTGCCATTTGAAACCGTTGACAGGTTGCATCAAAGTAGAATTATTACTTCTTTTTATGATGGTGATAAAATGCCACAAAACCTAGTTCCAATGATGACAGACAAATTAAAAAATTTATTACAAGCGCATACAAATGTACCAGAGTTCCAATTTAGTGATAGCGAAAGTTTGTTCGATGCTTTTAATAAAGTTATAGGCATGACAGGCGGAGTTTTGAAAACTATATCAACAGAAGGCACTAACATGGTGCTTGATGTTATTCTTTTGGACGAAACAGAGAGTGAGGTTGTTGATATTAAAGATTTTGACGGATACAACTCATTTAAATCGATTGAAAATTATGCGACAGCTGGAGAAATAACCACTAACAATATAGTCGATAACAAAGCACTTTATGTTGCTGGGGCTGATTATTTTAAGCACATACAAGCAGGCGATAAAATCATAGATGAAAGTGATGCTGTAATTAACACGGAGTTTGACATTTATAAGCTTAAAAAAGTCTTAATGAAATACAAGCCAGATGATACTAGTGATAGTCAATATAACAAAACCGAAGACATTACTGAATATGTTGTTAATAGCGATCAGTGGAATATACTTCCCATCGTGCCTGTTACTGATGAGCCTGCGACCTCTAACACTCTTAAATATCAGATTGACACAAACAAGATTGGCAATTTTGGGCAGGATGTTAGAGAAAGCGGCATTTTTGGAACTTCATTGATGGTATGGACTGAACTGGTACAAAAGTTTGAGTTTAATGACACAAGCGATTTAACAAATTATGTATTCCAAGCAGAGTTTATACCGATGCAACAAGGCAACAGAGCTCAAATAAACCAAATATCGTTTGTGGAGAATAATAAGGAAACTTATATGCCGGTAAATATTGGCGGCAGAATCAACGAAGCGAATAGAGTTGTAAAAACCACTCAAAATAAGGTTTCACGTATAGGCGCAGAAGAAATTCAGAAACGTGTATATCATAACAAAATTGAAGATGTTTACCCGTTAAAAGCAAAAGATTTAGACACACAGATGCGAATTGTTGCTCGAGAGATAGAAAAAACCGAGGCGGCAGTTATTGCGACTTATTATCTAGTTAGAGACATAAACACAATAAGTGACTATGTTGGTGTAAATACTGAAAAATGGTGGACTGATGTTGAAATCGGAAAGAGTAGGGTTAGGAATGAAATATACAAGGATCATGTTATCTTTGCGCCCAATTTAGATTTTTGGGATGAAAACGACACTGCTTTAAGAACAGCACAGGCGGAAGATTATGCTGTTAATATATTTAAAAACAACCACAATTTAAGTGACAACAGGTCGCAAAACTTCTTAATATCATCACAGGATATCCCTATCAAACCTATAAAACAGCCGATATTTATGACAGGAAACAGGTATTTAGGTATGTACTTAAACTTTTTGAACCAAACATTTGTAGACAATCAAATAAGGTCGGCTAACATTTCAGGAACATCAAGAGATGTTGAGCGGGGCGTCAGATATACTTTGGCCGATGGTAAATTGTCAACGATGAGTTTGGCCTTCGGACACCTTAAAGCCATAGAAAACGACGAACAAAAAAACTCTGAAACAATAACGAATGCCGAAACAAAGCTTTTGCCGGAAGCACAGGATTTAATAAACGAAGAAAGTCAAGCGCTCATTCAGATAGGCGACACTGTTGAGGAGGTAGATGAGTTAGAGTATATAGTGCCTGATGGTGGTGATTCACAAAGTTTTAGCGTGAAAAGATGGTTTTATACAGAAAGAAGTCTGGAGGCGTCTTTTTCTATACCTGAAAATAAAAGAAAAACAAGAGCATTATCTTTTAAAGGCTTTGCTTTCGAACAAGATGATGCCAAGTTGACAAGCTTTAAATTGACAGTTAGAGGATTTAACAGATTCGGCGTACAAACATATTTTACTTCCAAAGGTTATACAGGAGACGATATAAGGGACTTATGGCTAATTGATGGCGAAAGAGAGTTTGGTATAGGACCATCTACCCCTCAAGAAATGGCAACGATTACAATAAAAATAGAAACAAAATATGAAAATCCTGTTGAAATACCCTTTAAAAAAGCAACACTATCGGGAGAATTT